TGTTCCATAATTGGCTGCAATAGTATACCTATTCTGAGCATTATTCCACGGAGCACCATTAAGCGATTTATATGGTCTTAGACCAAATTTTTCACTAACATTTGCCATTTTATAATCTCCTTATTAAGGCATTAGTATTACAGCGATGGCTTTTATCAAAAAATTATTCTGACTTACGACCACCACCAAAAGTTACACGAGATTGTCTGTTAATATTAACAGGCATCTCCGGTCGTTGCTCCCTTAGAATATCTTGATCCACGGCTTTAACTTGATCAGCAGTTTTATTTCTAAAATACTGCTTGCGTGATTCAACAGTTTCTTCAGGTATCCTTGCCAACACAAGGCCACCAACCCCGATCAACCCCTTGTATCTGCCCGATTGAATAACTGGATAGTCGTGTTCACCAATTTGACTTTTAATCTCCTCGGCTCTAACAAATTCCCATCCTTCTCTAAGTTTTTTGGAGACATTTCCTGTATCTTCTTGTCCCGCGAACTCAGTTCTTATCCAACGATGCTTAAAACCTACTGGTGCAGGGGGTGCATCTAAACTTGATGGTGGCGTCCAAGGTTTATTCCTTTCAGGCTTATTCTCTTGTGACGCGCGTGTGGTTCTAGTTAATTTTTCATTCATATTTTTTCTCCTACACGAATTTTGCGTATTCTTCTAGTGGCACTCCTAATTTTTTGGCAATAGCCACTTGTGAACGAGTGAGTTTCACAACTTTGCGTCCCTTCTGTTTACGCCCCGCAGAGGCAACAGTTTGGACGGGTTTTATATCTTCAGAAAACTTTTGAGGAAAATATTCCCTCATTCGTTTATCTACTTCATTGTAATACTCATCGGACTCTCCGTCAAACCCCTTGTCCACTAATTCTTGGTGGACACCAAACGCAGCATTAGTCATAACACTATCGTTACCAAACCAAGTGTTTTTTTCTGCCCAATCTTTTGCTTTTGGTGAAGGGTCAGGTTGAGGTTGTTGAGCCTGTTGAGCTTGTGGTTGTTGTAATGCTGTTTCCTGCTTTGCCTTGTCGTCTTCAAATTGTTGTTTTTTTAATCTTGCTTTTTCTTTTTCTACTGCTAATTGTGTTAATTTATCGTTTAGTTCCATAATTTGATCAGCATCATTGTTTTCAATCGCTGTTTTTAAACTTACTTTTACTTGTTCTCGCTGAGCATCAACTCTTGAATCAAACTCACTAATAAAGTTTTGATCAAATTTTTTTGCTTCAGCCTCTGCGTTAGAAAATTTCTTTTGCAAACCTTTTGCAAAATCAAGTGCAGCTTTTTCTCTGCGTTCTGCTTCTCTCATTTTTCTAGTTAACTGATCAATTCTTTTTTGAACATTTTGTGTGTGTTCAGGAAGATTATCTTCGGTTTGTGTTTCCGGTGTTTCTTCTGTTGTTACAACTTTTGCTTTTGTTTCTTGTTTGACTGGATCTTTATAACCTAAATCAACTTCTACCTGTTCTGGCTTTTCTTCTTTAGGTTGTTCTTGAACTGAAACATTCTCTTCTTGAACATCATCAGTATCAAGCTCTACTTTATTTTCTTCGTTCATAATTACTCCTTAGAATAATGCGAGGATATCCTCGGGTTTATTAATAGTTCCAATGATTTCATCATCGTTTAGAATGCGATGCTCACCATATTTAGTTTTAAAGCGCGCACCAGCATAGCGTCCATATACAATGAACTGTCCCTCTTGACACCAAGGACCAGTGGGAAATTTATTTTTGTCTTTGTAACAAAGATCACCCATTTTAACAACAAGACCTACTACAGTAGTAAGTTGTTGTGTTTCAAGAGTTTGCTCTGTTAAATAAAGACCACCTTTAGTTTTTTTCTTAGGTTGATAAGGCCTAACTAAAAGTCTGTATCCTACAGGTTTGGGTAAAAGTTTAAGGTATTGTTCCGTTTCTTTTGGACCCTTTGGAACTAAGGGTTCGTCATCGTTATTCTTTTTGGGAACAACAATTTTGTTATCAGGTTTGATCAATGTCATCTACATCGTCCTCTCTATTTTGCAGGTCTTTTAGATCCTGAAGCACAGCTTCTAATGCTGCGAGCTTGCCTTTAGCATAATGTAGATTTTCTAATTTGTCTATACCATAGCATATATGGTCTTTAGTTTTGTCTATTTCTTTACGAATGTAATAACGAATTTGTTGTACTGTGTCAATGTCAAGCATGTCTTAAATGTGATTTGGGTCCTAATTTTTTCCGGTGTGTTAGTCCTTTACTGTTATATCTTCTTTTTTTTCTTTTTACAAATATAACTTCTGTTTTATGAAATTTTTTTACCATAATAAATTACTGGACTTTTATACCCCATCCTCTTATTTTTATTTTTTGGAAATTTTTCACCACTACAATCTTTAAGTGTTAATATTTTAATCTGTTTCGCCAATCTCTTTTTTCTCCCCTCGGACTCTGTATTTGTTTTTCACATACATGGTCACTGTGTGTTGTTATGACCAAGTCATCTTTATCTGTACACGCGTAAAAACATTTTACGGAGTCTTCACCAAAAAAAGGATCAACTCTTTTTTCTTTATTTAATCTGCAAGTAACATAAAATTGATTTCTTTCATCATATAATTGTCCCTTACCAGACCATTTATAATTTTTTGCTAACACCGGATCGCAAGAAAGCAGTGGGAGCAATAAAGCTCCCATCATACTATTTTTCAGCACAGGCATAACTGTTGATCTCAAGACCAACAGAGATTTCTGTAATTACAGGTTTTGACCACATAATTATCTCCGTTGTTAGAAGTGCTGGTTGTCGTTGTGACCGCAGTCCACTTCAGACATTTTAAATTATTTTCTAAATTGTGCAATACTCTTAAGCCCAAAAGATCCACCGATTGACGCAAGTATGCCCCAGCTTATCCAATCAGGACAATCATTTTTAAGAAATAAAAAACCCTCTTTCATATAGGGCTGAAGTGCAGGTATGAAGGATGCTAAAATTATAGAAATGAACGCAAGGGTCCAGGCCTCGTCTTTCCACGAATTATCAGATGCAGACATAGCTTTTTCTTCCCAAGAACCATCTTTTTCTATTTTGGTTTTTGTTGCTTCTAGTTTTGTTAATTCAACTTGACTTTTAAGTTGTGCTTTTTTTTGTTTACCCTCTATCCAAGTTGAAGCTAACTTAGCGACAGGACCAATTATTGCTTGAAACATTATATCTCCTTTTGATAAATAATTTTATTGTCACCTTTTTCAGCAACATTAAAATTATAAGTCTTTAGAAGCATATCCACAATACCCATCTGTAGGTCTTGATAATCATCAATAATAATCAATCCTTTTGTTGTCATTCTTGGAATAAAAAAGCTTAGTTCATCAATCACAGCTTTAGTTGTGTGTGGTCCGTCTAAATGCACTACCTGATATAAACCAAAAAGAACAAGTTCTTTATTATAAACAAATTGATGACCTTCACCCATAGTTTTAAAATAATAGTGGTCTGTCATATGAAAAAAATCAAACTCAGGGTAATTTTGATACATGTAATGAACAGTGCGTTGTTTCATATCTTCAGTATAACCAGCTGTTGCTAGCTCTTCGTTATCGTAATGTTGATAAATTAAATTATTATATGGGTCTACAGCAACATGTTTGTGCAATTGTGGTTTTAACTCTCGTATCGCATCCATAATTATTTTAGAGCCCAAACCTTCTCGTAAACCAATTTCACAAGTAAGAGTGACTGGCTCTAGTTTTAATGTGCAAATATGTTTTGTTATTAATTGATATTCTGAAGAATCGCCTTTTATCACTTAACGCCTATAAATTTTTTGCCTTTGACTTGAATTTTTGATATTCCTTTAATGTTACTTTTTACACCATTTTCTCGGTGAGGGCAACCAAAACCTCCTTTTTTGTAACCCATAGTTTCTTTAGTTGTAATACCTGTTTCAGATTTTTTTGGATTATAGGCAACAAAATTACTCTTAACTGGTGATATGCCTTCCTGAGCATAAAAGTCGCTTTGAGCTTGATTCATTAAATTTTTAAAACGCTGTGGAAAATCTTTTTTTAATAAGCCTGTCATAGCTTCTTTCATTACAAAATCTTTGTTTTGATTAAACTGTTCTCCAAAAAATTTTACAAATCTTTCACCTTGACTAGTGCCACCTTGATTCATACCCTGTGGCTGTGGTCCTTTCTTAGGAGGAGGTCCAAATGCTTTACCCTTCACTTTTATTCTCCTCGTTTTCTATTTTTCTTTCAGTTAAGTCTAATTTTTCATCAGCTACTCTTATTCTTTCTGCAGAGGCAGCCTCGGCATCTTCTCTTTTCATTTTGTCTAGATCAAGTCTTGATTCAAACTCAAACATTTTTCTTTGTTGATCCTGTTGTTCTTCCACAGATTTTCTTTGCATATCCATAGCACGCAGATCAAGTTCTCTTGACTTAAGTGCTACTAATGGATCTTGTTGTTGTATGCCTTCAGCCGCAACAAGTTCTTTTGTAATAGCCGCAACTTGTAAAGCAATCAAAGACTCAGTTTCAGCTTGAAACGCTTCCATACTTTCTTCTTTTAGCTTTTGTAATTTTTCGTCATTCATCACCATAACCATAACAACTGCTCTTGCTTTGTAAGAAATGTGTTCTGATATGTGTGCTTGAAGTAATGCATACACCATAGGATTAGACTGTACCATTCTTGATTTTATGAATGATGCATGAGCAAGAATATGTGCATCGTGATTCTGAAACGGAAAAGCTCTTGGTATTTGCATCTGTAAAGCTTCCATATTCTCAATTGCTGGGTCTTTTGGTGTTGGAACTGGTGTTGGTTTAAGTAAAGAATCTATTTGTTTAGTACCAAGTGCCTCATAAACACGCCTGTAAGCTTCACGCATATCGTGCATTTGTGGATTTGACTGTGCAATCTGTAATTGTTGACTTGCAAGTGTCACTCTTTGCGATAAAGAGAACACATTTGGGTCTGCAACAGGTATTACATCAACTTCTTCACTAAAATCGGCTAATTTTACAAGTCTATCGCCTCCATAAACTGCATATGGGTAGACTGGTGGTAAATATTCGGCAAAAACTTGGTGTAAAAGTCTAAATTCTTGACGCATTGCGTAATAAAGTCGCTTATGAATGGCACTCATCACTCTAGATCCGCGCTCAAGTAGTGCTAATGTGCTTCCAACAGCTCTATTTTGCTTATCTTCACCAATTTGCATGTCAGCAATAGCTGCAAATCGTTGTCCTGCCTGTACTACAAACCCTAAAAGTTGAAAAAGTGTGCCACTTGGCTCTTTAAATGGTAAAATTTGAAATTGATCTTTAATGTTACCACCTGGTGCATCAACATCTCTAAATTCACCGGGTTGAAAAGGTTGCTCATCATCTCTAATTCGTATACCTCGTGATTTAAAACCAGCAGGTAGGTTACTTAATGTACCTGCATCTAATAATTGTCTTAGTGCAGCTGTTGCTGTTTTAGATAATCCACCTATCATGTGAATTAAACCAAATCCATAGAATCCTAAACCGGGCAAAAACTTGTAATGAACAAAATATTCTTTTCTTTTGAACAAAGGATCATTAGGTGTGAAGTTTCTGTAGATAGATAAAATTTCTTGTGAGCCTTCATCAATTGTTACAATGTAAGGTACTTTGACATTCTTTTCTTCACTCTGTCCTGTCAAATCTTCAGGGTCTAAATCAACATGCATTTCTAAAACATTAAACTGATAATCTGTGTCCCCCATTTTTTGAACACCCTCAAGCTCTTCATACTTGTTTTGCACATCATCATCCATTTGGGAAGGAAGAATTTTTACATCTCTATAAAACCCGCTTTTTTGTTTTTTAAGAATGTCGTTCTCAGACATTTTAAGAACATGAGTAATTCTTTCTGCATCTTTTAAGTCAGTAGCATAGTAAGGAACAACCAAATCTTCAGCAGGTATAAACTTACTGACAGCTCTTTGCATAATCTCATCGTAGTAAACTTTCTTAAAAGTAGAACCAGCTAACGGAAGATAAAATAACATTTGGTCAAACTCAGGAGTGTATTCCTCCATCTTTTCCATAACCATATAGTTCATAAACTCCTGAACCCGTTGTGCTTGTGATTCTCTGTCAGGAGTTCTATCTCCCAGTATCTGAGATTTTACCGGACCATCAGCCGGTAGTAATTCTTTATAGGCTTGTGCTTGAAATTGTGTTACAGACTCGGCTAATAAAGGATGGGTCACGGAACTCGCACCACGGAAAGGCTGTCCTTCATCGTTGTATTTGAAACCAAGAAGATCAAGTCCCGATGTATAGGACTTTTCCCAATCGCTTCTTGATTCTTTATCTTTTCTATAATCAGTTACAAGTTGACTAGCTAAACTTGCTAAAATTGTGTCGTCAAGTTCATCAGCTAAATTTGTGAAGAAGTTTTCCTCTACTGCTTCTTCTTCAACAACTTCGTCCTCTGTAGGTTCTTGTATCTCAACATCAACAGGATCAACCTGTTGTTCTAAAACTTCATCTTCATCCATTAGTATAACCTTGTTGGTTTTGTTCTACCTAATTTACCTTTAACATGAACAGAGCCTCCATCTACTCTACCCAGAACTTTTTTTGAAAAACTTTCTAATTGTTGCTTAGCTGCTTCTTGTCTTTCTTTACCATAATCTGGTGTGTTTGCAATATATTTTAATTCTTTTATAATACGCATTCTTGGATTAGATCTTGTAACAGGTATACCAGTCCTTGGGTTTACACCCTCGTCTTGTCCAGAATAACTTGCACTGACTTTACCCTTAGCAACATCTTCATAATCAATCTCTGACTGAACTTCTCTTCTACTTTCTTCTAATTTTTCTTGTTGATTTTTTCTGCGAAATCTAGGAACCCCTATCATTAGCATTTCATTAGTAGGTGTCATTTTAGCAGAACGATAATCAATCTCTCGTAAATCAGCAAATTTTTTTCTTGATGGTATGCCACCTGGTTTGTTTTTGGCGCCAATAACTAACAATTTGTTGCTGCCTCTTTCTCCCTTATCGTAATTTTTCACAGTTTGATCAAATAATTTTTTTTGACCTTTTGTTAAATCTTTATAATCTTTTTGTGTTATGATCTGATATTCATCGCCATATTCTTTTTTTAACAATGCTTCACTAAATCTCCCGAAGTCTTCAGGTTTTTTGATTTTTTTTTGTTTTTTTCTAGACATTAGTACAACCTCGTTGGTTTTGTTCTTGCAAGTTTAACAGGGACTTCAACAAAGTCACCTTTATTATAACTTTTTTTAGATATTTCACGCACTGCTTGAGATATACTCTGTCCTGGCATTGAAAACATCGGCCCTTTTTTTCTATCAGCAGATTTTCTTGCTTTATCTTTTTTTTGTATATCCGCAATTAAATTTGGTGGACTTAAACTTATAACATTTTTTCCTTTTTTAAAAGGATTCATGTCACCTATGATGTCATAAGCAAAATCTCTTTGTATATCGTCTACAATCTCTTCTTTTGTTATTTTTGCCATAGGTTATCCTACCATTTAAAAAGGTCTACGACTAGACCTCCCTCTTTCTTGTATATTTTCATTCGTGCTTCTTTCATAGCTGGTGTAAGCTTTAAAGCATAAGTTGTAAAGTAATTTCTGGAATCACCGGGTAACATACGCTCCACTTTAAGATTGCGGTCAGCAATTTGTGCCATTTCTTTCATTGAATCACCAGCGTGTAATATTTCCAGTGAATCATCACTTGGACCCGTAGCTTTTTTGTTAAAAGCTAAACTTTCATCCCAATTTGGAATTGTTCTAAAAGCTTTATATTCTTTGTTAGGATCGCTTTTTGCCACTTTAATTAATTTTACCTCACTATCATATTCTTTAGCAAGTCTTTTCATAATTGTCATTAAAATAGAATCAGGGTTTGGGTTTGTATCTACGATTACATTTTTGAAGTTGCCTCGGTTATCAGTATAAACTCTTTTGACACCCTTTACACCTTTTATTCCCATCTTACCATCAGAGGTTCCATAAAATTCCCAGTTACCTAAACGACCTCTTGCTCCTGCCATACCCTGTATTGCACCCTCTAATTTAGGAGCTTGTGAAAGTGTGGTTGGTGCAATACCGATCCACTGTACATTATCTTTTTCTGCTGGTATTTCTTTTATAAGTTGTTTGAGAAAAAAATCACCATAGTTTTCTCTATCTTTTTTACCTCCTTGTGCGAAAGGCACAAACGGAACTTGTCTTTTGTTTTCTGAACCTTCGGCTTTTTCTCTCATTCTTTGTAACATCTTCAAACGCGCGTCATTATTTTCTGTTTCTTTTTTTAATTTTTGTAAATCTAAACTTCTTCTATTTGCTGGATTTACTGTATAATCAAAAAGTCTTCCTGAGCTTTTAGCAACATCATCCATAGCTTCATCTGTTAATACTTTAACCTCAGCTGCACCCATAGGGTTAATACCACGAACCTCATTTCTTTCGCGAATACCTCTAGCATTTGAAGCAGCAATATCAGATTGTATTTCATCAACAATTGCAATCTTACCTCCTTGAAGTTTACCACTTGCCGGATCTAAAAAATCATTATACTGATACCGAATATGTCCAAGTGTATTATTTGTTGGGCTACCTAACCCTCCGTGTTGAACTGTATGACCTTGCGGTAATTTTTTTTGCACAATAATCATTTCTCTATAATCATCTGCTCCTGGTATTCTATATTCTAATTGGTGACCTGCTGCATTTATGCCTCTTGCTTGACTTCTGTCTATAGACTTTACAAATTTATTTATCATGATGTTTTCCATCTTTTCAAGAGCTTCTTTACCTTTCAACAGTTCGGGACTTTTTGCTTCAATTTTTTTTCCGTGTTTTAAAAGGATATTGGTAAACTCTATTGGAAACCTAAACTCCATAGCATCTACAGAAAAGGCATTTCCCCCCTGACCCTGATCTACTGCATTAAGTAAACCTTTTTGATATGGAAATC